TATTTATCTTCGATCATTGCGTTTGCTCCTTATCGTCAAAGAACTTTCCCATGTCCACAAACCTTCTGCCAGCTTCTCGCTTTCTCCAACTGGCTCCTGTCAGCTGCAGAGGATAGCAATTGCTGAAGATTCGGTCATATATCCTGCTGAATCGCACGTCGTCATCTTCCTGCATTTCCTTCAACGGAATGTTAGAAGTGAAAATACACGGGAGTTTCTGACCGTATCGAGCATCAACGATGCTGTAGACCTTTTCCAGTGCATAGTCCGTAGAGCGTTCAGCACCAAGGTCATCAAAGATGACGAGCTTGGCACGTTTCATCTTCTCGATGATTTCGGTATCCTTCATGTCCCCGTTTTGAATAAGCTGAATCAATCTTACAAACGAGGTCATCACCACGGGAATCCCTTTATCAAGCAGCTGATTCGCAATACAGGCTGCGGCAAACGTCTTTCCTGTTCCAACGCCACCGCACAGCAAAAGCCCTTGGTTTTTGGAAACCATGAGCTCAAATTGGTCAGCGTATCGCTTGCATACACGGTAAACATCCTCGTTCTTGCCAGTGTGCGTAAACTTATCGAAAGTGGCTTCGGCAAGTCTGTCATCCATAAGGCTCGCGGAACGCAACGCTGCAATTGCCTGCATCTCACGCTTCCGTTTCTCTTCTGCCTCGATAGCAGCTTCTCTATCCCGATCACACTTACAGGCCCGGGCGACTTTGAGTGGGGATTGATGATCCTTGTCTTCCTTAGTTGGGTCGGCAATCATCATAAACCTTTGTCTCGGCTCCCCGCAGACTCCACAAATGAGGATGTCGTTTTCGTCATAGTAGTCTTTCTCGCCAATCGTTTGGTTTGCCAGCCCTCTTGCGGCAATGTCCTTCATCATGGCGTAGACATTCATCGTCGGTATCATTTGTTCACCTATTCACCGTCCATCCACTTGGCAAACGGGTTGCCATTGTCGGGTTCATGAGTTTGGTTCTTGTCCTTGGGTAGGAAATCAAGAAACGGCATATTTGCCGAAAGGAATGTCCCCGGCTGTTTGATAAACTTCTTCTCCGTCTTGTTTCTCTTGCATTGAGCGGCGTACTTCTCTGCAGCTGCAAGCAACTCCTCCTCAGAAAAGCCATTGTTCAGCCTCGCCTGATAGTTCTTGTACGCAGTTCCCTTGTCGTCTTTTCGCGGATAGACCTCCCAGAAGTCCAAAAAGTGCTGTGGGTAGTTGTTTGTTGTCCTTTTGGTTTTCGCCTTTTCCCGGGGCTTTGATGCGATTTGCGGGGTAAGTGCGATCTGTTCCGGAGAGTTTCCCGGCAAAACCTCTGGCAGGGTGAGCTGATCGCTCTGTTGAGTCGCGTTCTTGTGCTGACGCCATTTTCGCTGCCTCTCGGAATCACTCGCTCTCCGCCGTTCATCTTTGTAAACGGGCCTCTGCCATTCAAGCCAATCGTGGATGTAGATATCGCTTTCCCGCTCCTCCAGCCAACCGCTTTGAAAAAGTGCTTCGACAACCTTTCCGGGTTCAGTAGCGCTTCCGGAAGATCTGCTGTAAAGGTATCGTTCTATGTCAGCCCGGCCTGTGTGCGGGATCTTTCCTTCTGCCGTTGCATTTTGAAGCCCCCACATCCAGAGTGATACAAGGAGACCCACCGCCTCAAACTCTGAACAGCCGAGACGGTGGTATAACTCCCTGAGCTTTGGACCGTACAGGCTATCATGGACCGAGATCCATGCCATATCATCACCTGCTTTTCAAACTGGTTGGATCATTCCTCCGTGGGAGGCTCTTCGTTGTGCTCGGCATAATCAGCAGCCTCGCTTTCGCGGTTGACCGTATCGATAACATTCATCAGGTCAGACATGACTTCGCGGTATTTGGAGGTTTTCATCCCCGCCGTGGATTCAAGCCCTCTGCTGTTGAGAATGTCCTTGAGAACGGAATCAGCGTCTGCTCCAAGGTTCTGTCGCGCTGTCCTGAAAAGCATGTGGCGCTGCTCCTGAGTGATTTCGGGGTCTTCCTTGACTTCATCCGTCAGAGTGATAATCTCGCCAGTATCGGGGTTCGTGATCATAACTGCCGGAACCTCGGTGGCCTCTTCGCCCATGTCGTACACTTCATCCTGTGAGTAGATGCCCATGACCAGATCCGGGCAGTTGACACGTCCGAAGAACGACGCCGCGCGATACCGGATCATGACCTCGGGCATAGTCTTCCACTTGCTCCCACTCTTGCCATACCAGCCCTCGTCTTTTGCCATCTGCATGGTGATTTTGGGGCCAGTGACCTTGCGGCCTCCCTTGTCCAGTGCCCATGCGATACAGCTAAGGCCGCCGTCCTCGGGAGCATATCCAAAGTCAAACTGAAGCTCTGTCCTGAACCTGCCGCTGTTGTTGATCATGGCAATGATCCACTGACTCGACCAACTGGGGTTGCCATTAACGATATAGAGGTTCTGCATGACCATCATTGGGCTGGTGTCGATCCTCGATGCCATTTCAATCGCAATAAGGCAGTTGCCCGGATTCCCCTGATATGCTTTGGGGACAATGGTCGATTTGGCTAATGTCTCGGCCATTTTCATTGCAAGCTGGAAACTCTCAGCACTGCTGAAAATGGTGAGGGAGTTGCTGGCTTTCGGTGTCATCGGAGCCAAGCTCTTCTCATTCGTTGTAGCAAGTTCGTTTCCCATGGTTTCCTCCTTAGTCATTTCTGCGCTCTCGCGCTGATTACCACATCTTCTTCGATTTCTACACCGGGAATGATAATCGATCCCTTGGATGCCTTGACGAGTCTGAGCACGGCTGCTTTATCGACCGGACGAAGCTCAATTCCATTAAAGAACGTGGGTACAAGATTCGGGTCGATGGACTTGATCTTCCATGACTTAGTGGTAGAAACGCCCTGTACCTTGGGCTTCTTGACATCAACAGTTACGAAGTTGGCATACTGCTCATAGACCTCAGCTTCCGCCATGGCGTAATCGGCGCCGAGGTTATCACCGGAGTTTTCCAGTGCAGCTGCTTCGGCGAGCTTTTTCGCTGCTTCCTCCTCGGCTTCTCTGCGTTTTCTGGCTTCAAGCTCCTCGGCTATTTGCCGCTGTCGTTTCGTGTATTCGCCCATCTTTCCCTTAAGGATGATTTCCGCCCCAGCTATCGGCTGGAGCATTTCCTTTTCCCTTGCCACCACATCCTTGTGCGCCTTGTCTGTGGCTGATTTAAGAGGGCTCCAATATTCCTTGATCTTCTTCTGCATGTCCTTGATCTGAACAAGCAGGCTTCCTGCGGCAGAGTATCCGAGATCGGAAGAAACATCGATAGCCATGGCCTGACGCTCAATAATGCTTACTTCCTTGTCGAGATTCTGCTTCGCCTGAGTATCAAGAACCAGAGGCTCGCTGGCCTTGACTGCCAAAACTTCACTCATAGTTGCACCTTCCTTGTCATTTATTATCCTCTATACTTCTGCGTATAGCGGTGTAACGTTTCACACGCCCCGAAGACAAGTGCTCTTTCGGGGTCAGTAGCCGGGAACCAATGCTCCTTGTACTGTCTGTCTTTTGCAAGATGTAGCACCATCTTTTGCTCGACTTCAATTTTGTGACTTGATAACGCCTGCTTATAGGCTTCAAGCTGTACTCCGTACAGCATTTCCACGATCCTATAGGATGTCTTATAGTCGATCAGCGTCAGTTTGTCGCTGATATAACAAAGCAGATCACAAGTCCCTGCATATTGGCGTATCTTGTGGTACATCCTTATTTCCGTACCGACAACCTCCGGTTTCGTTACATCCCACCATTGGAGGAAAGCGTCCATGTACGGCCTGTTCTCAGTCGGGATATCAACAAAGCCAAAGTTGATCCAGTTATCAATGGCGTTATGGACATTTGTCCCCTTTTCAGCTGCCTTTGATAATGTCCGATCATTCACGCCTTGGTAATACTCGTTGCTGAGGGGCTTCATGATAGTGGACACGCTCGGTATCTGTTCACCGTTCAGCCGATAGATGTGTGGTGCTTCTTCAAACGTCAGTTCTGGAAACTCCGGCATCTGAATACGCTCACTCATCTCTGGACGCTTCTTTCACTCGAAGATCATAAAGATTGCAGAGAATCACATAGGCTTGATCCTGAAAGCATTCAACGTGATACTTGTCACCTTCAAACTCGATAATCTCGTCACCGGGGTAAATATCCTCCCCGCAGTAAGGACAAGTGCAAATAGGACGAGATTCCTTGGGTTCCAACATATAATCGGGGAGATATTCTCTGCTCGTCATCAGTCATTCCTCCTATTTCCCGAAATACAGGCCGTCCAGATAGATGATGTCGTGACCTTGTTTGAACTCTGCCTGCCAGATGTAGCCTTTGCCATAAAGCTCCGTATGCTCACCGGACAAAAGCCGTTCCGCTATGTCATAAGCTCTTTGAACGGCATAGGCTTCGTTTGCGTTGGACGCCCGTTCAGGCCATACAATTCCAGTCAACCAGAACCTTCCATACTGCCTTTTCTGGGTCAGCACATCATGGATATTGTTCGGGAAGCGTTCATCTGCAACTCGGTTGAGGATTACATCGCCAACCATCATCCGGCATTTATCGCTGGCGGCGTTCCCGCCAGCCTCCTGATAAATGGCACAGGCGAGCATGTCAACATCAACGGGGTTGACATCAAGGCCCTTGGCGGCAGTAGTGATAATCCTGAACTTCTCGTCTGCATGCTCTTGGATGATGTCTAACTGGTCTGCCGTTACAACAGGCCCGGGATCGTCAAGAAGATCAATAATCCCAACGTCCTTTGCTTTGCTGGCGGTTTCGGCGCTCGGAAATGCTGCGCTCGACATTGCAATAGCCGCTGCGATGACTGACGTCACGGTTTTCTTTTTCATGGCTTTCGGTTCCTTTCTCTGTCATTGGTGATATGTCCAGCGCCCCCAGCTCATTGATGGCGGCGTCAAGATCCTTCATGCTCTTGATTCCGTACTGCTTTATAAGCAGCTTCCAAAGGTCAGCAGCCAGTTCTGTCATTCGGCTTCCCTGCCTTTCAACGCTTTCTCCCCGATGATTTTCAACTCACTGACTGTCTTGGACAACTCGTCAAGGTAGGACATGATATCGACCATGTCTGGCAGTTCTTCTGCGGATACCCTGCCGTCATAAGCAATATCAATGAGTTTTTCCTTGAAGTCCTTCAGCTGCTCAACTCTGAGGTTCTTTAGGAGTTTGACGGTAACGCGCTCAATGCCGACAACATCAGCAGATATGGGCCGATTGCATCCGATGGGACATTCATGCAAGCAGTAGTAATTGAGCAACTCGGGCGCACCGTAGCTGTCTGCCATTAACACCGCATTCTCGACAGGCATGGACTTGTATAGTCCAAGCTCTGCAGATTTGACGGCGTCTTCAGACAGCCCCATGACCTCAGCGGCTCCTGAACGACTGCTCAGCTTCTCGTTGATCCTTGCGGCATCTATTCGGGCTTGATACCATACATTCCCGCTGGCTTTTGTGGCTCCACGACCCATTTATTCCTACCTCCGTATGCGATACAATTACCATAGTGAGAGCGAATCATATCCGATCTGCAGCTGTCTCCACATTGGTATTTGTAAAACTACCATTCGGTAGCTTTCCGTCAAAAATAAAATCGTTCATCTGGTCGAACGATAGTTGGAATATCTCGCAGCATTTGATAATCTGGTCTCTCGTCATACCTGTTCTGCCGTTTTCCTTGGCGTTCCAAGACGATGTGCTGATGCCGAGCTGTTTCGCAACATCGCTTTGCCTATAACCAAGCCTGACTCTGGCGGCTTTTAGCTCTCGCACATTCACCTGATCGCCTCCTTGGATTAGATATCTTTACGATTATTATAAGCTACCAATTGGTAGAAGTCAATAAATAATTTGTTTTTCCCGAAATAATTGCACATTTTCCGAAATCATTGTAAAATACATTATGGGTTCTCATAGAAAGGAGTACGCGCAAATGGCATCCGACATCACTTATGAGTATAGCTCTGCTTTCTCAACAAACCTGAAATCCTTGATGGAGGCTAACGGACTTACTGGAAAAGCCCTTTCAGACCTGACATCCATCCCGGATCCGACGATCTATAGGTATCTGTCTATGGCTCGCGCCCCTCGAATGGAGTATGTCGTGACAATCGCTCGGTTTTTCAACGTTTCCTTAGATTGGCTTCTCGGCCTCTCGGACAACAAATACCCTTCTCTTACGAGTCAGGAACGAAGGCTGCTGCTCAAGTATAACCGCGCATCCTTTGAAGATCGTCAGGTTGTCGATGTTGTCCTTGACAAGTACAATGTGGACGAGTAAAGCCCTGCCTCCCAGACTTTAAGAGCTTACGGAATGAAGGATTGTATATGCCAAACGAAAATAAAGCTGTACCAGCCCCTTTAGACAGCAAAAAAGTCGCTATTTACATCAGGGTATCGACTCACTGGCAGGTTGATAAAGATTCGCTCGATGTTCAGCGCCGCGAACTGCAGGCTTACGCTCAAATGGTGCTCCGTATTAACGACTTCGTCGTTTTTGAGGATGCAGGTTACTCCGCGAAAAATACGGACAGGCCGGACTACCAGAAAATGATGGCAAGGCTCCGCTCCGGGGAGTTCTCCCACCTGCTTGTTTGGAAGATCGACAGAATCAGCCGTAACCTTCTCGATTTCTCCTCCATGTATGCAGAGCTTAAGTCACTGGGCATTGCCTTTGTCAGCATGAACGAACAGTTCGATACATCCACGGCAATAGGCGAAGCCATGCTCAAAATCATCCTTGTCTTTGCAGAGCTGGAGAGAAACATGACCGCCGAACGTGTCACGGCGGTCATGCTTTCCCGGGCAAACAACGGCCAATGGAACGGAGGTCGTGTTCCTTTTGGGTATAAGTACGATAAGGCCACAAAGGCGTTCAGCATTGAGATTTCAGAATCTCTAATCTGCAAAAGGATATTTGAACTATACGATGCAGGCGGGTTTTCTCTGATGGAGATAGTCAAATATCTGAATGATAAAGGCTTTCTTACGAGAGCTGGAAAGCGATGGAGCATCCCGGGGATATACACGATCCTCACAAATGTATGGTACACAGGAGCTTACAG